CTTTCGAGAAAGGGTCCACACTTTTGTTATGATCTCTCCAATAGAACAGATCGATTCCCTGCTTGTCTTCAAGCCGGAATTCTTTCTCAGTTCATTGGAGTAGAAAAAGCAAAAGCATGGCTCGACATAATGACATCTTATGATGTTAAGACACCAGAAGGAAATACCACTCGATATAGAGTGGGACAACCAATGGGTGCTTATTCATCATGAGCTGTATTTAGACTAAGTCACCACAGAGTAATGCAATATTGTAGTACCTCAGATTTCTGGGATACACAATATAGCCTACTAGGTGATGATGTAGTAATACACGATGAAAAACTTGCAAAGGCATATCTCAAATTCATGAGAGAAATAGGAGTTGACATTAACAAACAAAAGAGTGTTATTAGCGACAACATTCTTGAGTTTGCTAAACGTCATTTCCTTAATCAAGTTGAAGTTTCTGGAATTTCTATGAAAAGAATTAATTCTATTCATAAAAATTGATCAGAATTTTCAGCTTATCTCATTGAAATTGAGAACCGTGGAATGATTAAATTCAATTCCCGTCTGGTCAAAGAGTTTCTAAATTTTAGTATGCCGAGAAGCCATGCTACTCGACTTACAAAAAAAGTAGAAATTGGACGCCTACTAAGTCTAATTAAAATGAATGAATCTGATGTGACAGATTACTGCCACAAAAGACTCAATCTTTTTAATTTTGACCTAGGGTGTAACCGTTATAATTTCTCGAAGAATTATCTTCTTGAAGTTATAGCGGCACACCATTTTCAAGGAATCCAAAACTCAATGATTTCAACACAGAATGAGCTTTCTGAATTCAGAAGCATATTCCGTGAAGAGGCATTCCAGACTATGCCTACCGATATACCTCCCTATAGACTTCTCATTGGAAAATCCAATGAACTCCATAGTGAAGGTCGTCAACTATCAGAAATCATAGAAAAACAAGATTGGCAAGAAATTGTCGGTCTTGAATTTTCATGGTTTCCAAGCCCGAAACGGCTTCTGTCTAAAAGACGTCGGCCGGATCGGACAGGATCCAAAACTCTGACTAACAAACTGCTTGCTTTCTTCAATGAAGAACGGAAGCAGTTCATGTCAGAGATGGATTGTTAGTAAACCCATACCGGTTCCCTTGAGCGTAA